GAGTGCCAAAGACTTTGCCGGGGTGTGGACCACCTTCGGCTTCGACAACTTTAAATTTATCCCCTTCTTTTTCAATTTTCCACGGCATATCAATTTCCTTAAGTCAAAGATTACTTTCCATCTCCCTGCATTGCCAAAAGATCCAGTGTCAGTTTAGAGATCCCCCTTTTTCGCTTATTGCGAACCGGGTTGGTTGTTTTTTTTACCGATTTGGGCTGATCGGCACCACTGCCAGCTGCGGCCAGCTTCACTTCTCCTGGAGGACCGCTTTGCAATGCCGGTTTGGTAACGTCCACATCGCCAAAGAATAGCCCATGAGCCTGTTGCAAAGTGTTGGCCTCTTCCAACATGGCGTAAAGATCGGCAATGCTGATGCCATCTTCCATTTCATCTTGCACCTGCTGTGGGGAAATAAGCCCGGCTTCAAGCTGGAGGATCGTTGCCTGAATGTCTTGGAGCGGATTGATAAACGGCCAGCGTTTGCCATTGAATCGAGCTGATCCAACAAATTCATCCAATCTGGAAATATCCAAATCAAGAACACCGCTCATGATGGCATAACGCAACCATTCGCGGAAATGACCGCGAACGAAATTGTGTTTCATGTGTTCTTGCCGAACCTTAAAATAATCACGCTCAGGAATAGAGCAGCTTCGTGCGGCAGAGAATCCCAGGCTTTGGTAATCACCAGACAATGATTGATAGGATATGCCTGCTCCAACCGAAACTGCCCTTAAATTGTCATTCTTGAATGTGTGGGCTGCTTCTACGGGAAATCGAGGATCAAGTTGCTGCAACTCTTGGCCATATTCTAATTGAATTGTGGATGCCGGCACCTCGGTGGACATTCGCTGACCGATGTTTTGTTGACGAGCGACCGTTGAGCCGCCGTCTCCCATTGGCGTAGGCGGGGAATAAGGACCACCGGATTGAGTCGTTTCCAATTGACCCAACCATTGACCAAACTCTTCCGCAGTAAAATTCATTCCAGTAGGAAATGACTTTTTGATCCAAAATGGTTTGCAACAACTGGCAATTGCGGCAAAGGCCAAAGCCTTGTCGTATTGAGCATCACGATGCAAATGCTGCATAATGGAATCCAATTCAGTGAATCCCACATCTTGCTCGGCTCGGTCTCGAATGTTGCTAAAAAGAATTACATCTTCAGCCGGAACACGTTCGCGCCATGTGTTGGGGATGTTTCCATTGTAACCAAACACCTCACCAGGATGACGGGTCAAGATCCAATAAGCGACTGGAGCGTTAAATTTGTCAAATTCAATAGAAAACCGAATGGGATTTCCATTTTCGGCCTTGCCCATGTAGCTTTCTTGCAGCCGATCAATTTCAAGCAAGTCGATGGCGTATCCGTATTTGTTATTGGGAAATCCTTTGTGATGACGAATCAGAATGCCGCCATCTCGAACTGCCGCGGCTTCAATTATTCGGTAGGCTTCCATTCGGGACTTGTCTTTGCGAACAGAGAAATTTTCTGGCCAGCCGGCGACTTCCCATTCTTGCTCAATCATCCGGTTTGTTTCTTCTTCTTCAACAAACTTCTTTTTGCCGTCAACATTTTCCCATTTGCCAACCCTCATTTTGAGTCGAAACGGATCATGGCCAACCACGTTGTTTTGATAGGTGCGGATGATGGCTTTGCCGTGGGGGATGTCTTTTGCAAGCGTTCTGGCTCGGCTGCGAGATATATAGGTCGAAGTAAGGATCTCGGCGTTTGCGCTTCCAAATGTCGAACGAAAGTCGGCGTTGAAATTGGTCGTTACCGCGGCATCATAGCTGCGAAACATTTTCTGATTCAATTCCTGAAGGCCACGAAGCTGTTCAGCATAATGAGGATGAGCCACCGGAGACGTTATAGCTCTACCAGTAATGATTGGCTTGGGCGCTGACTTGAAAAGATCAAGGATTTTCATCTTACATTATGTTGAACGCAGGCATTATCATATTGGGATTTGGCCGCCCATTGGCAACAGCCTGCTGCTTGCGATACCAATTCCAACGCTCTTCCCAAAAGTTAAGCTCGGTCCGAGCTTTTGTCCGTTCTTCCCTGACAATTTTGACTCGGTTGACATCGGTTTCTATCAATTCATTCTGAGCCAATCGCAAACATTTAGCACGAAGCAAAACCACCATCTGCTCTTCAAATGAAGTTTGATCATCAACCGCTACACCAAGATCAAGGTTTTCTGTAACAATCAACTCGCCGCGGTAAATTTGATGGCGCTCACCGGTGTTTGCATTTTTTGCATAACCAGCGAGAATGTATTCGCCGGGCTGGTTGTATTGCAAAAAGTTTGGGATGTTGACATAATGATCACTGGATCCATCAGTTGCAGTCGTGGAAGCAAACGTGGTGACGGGTTGGCCAGCGGATTCAAAAACCTCATAGGTCAAGCTCCACCCGTCGCGAGCATAAAATTCGACCAGGTGACGCTGGAAAAGTAGCGTGTCACCGGCAGCAAAATTGATCGGTTCGCGGCGTTGAATGTCCATTCAGATACTCCAATGAGTCAAAAACTAGACTTTTTCATCAGTTGGTGGCGCAATATGGCCCAAAATACCATCCATCGCCATTCTAACCAGCAACATACATTCACAATCAAAATAATGATTGTCCTTTCGCAGCTTGTCGAAATATTGCTGACCCTTTTTCTCGGTCAGGTATTCTGCGCTCATTTGCTTCTCATAGGTGAGATCGCCTGTCTCCTTGAGCCTAGTCTGGTCGTCGAGGTGTTCGCGGGACAATACCTCAAACTTTGGCATTCCAGGCAATCCCATTCGGATGCTGTCGAGTTGGAGTTTGAACGCTAAATTTGACCACCGAATAGAATGAATGGTAATCATTACCTTTCGACCTGAGGCATCAAATACCGGCAACCTAGTAGGCTTCGCCGGCGAATAAGGGCGAGATTGACCATCTGGGTGCTTGGGAAATGATCGGGCATCGTCACCAAATAAAAGATACCAAGTCGAAACATACGTTGGAGGCAGAAAAGGAACTTTTTTCTCCCTAGTCACCACTTCATGCTCTGCCGCGGCTTTTAGCATAATTTGAGGCGTCCATTTGGCGGCATCAACCACTACGCGCTGGTTGGGGATCTTCCATTGTTTTTGAACGACAATTATTTGTTCCCAAGATCTGGCCCATCCTCGGGCTATCTGCCGACTGTTACCGCTCTTGTCAACAACCCTGCACACATACCAAAATGTGCCAACTGTCTGCCCATCTTCAGATTGCTGACAATCCACGGCCATATTGCGGCTGTGTTCGTTTTCCATGATGGCAATTGGATCGTAGCTACCCGGGGTGATGGTGATGTTCTTTTCAATGACATTGCGGGACCATGTCCGAGCTGCGGTTTTTTGCCACCATTGTTTGATCGGCTCCACATTGCCACTCTCATCTGCGGCCTTCTTTGCCTTTAAATAATCAAGCATCATGCCGCCCCAAGGCAATCGACGATTGATCCATTGAGGAAAGTTGAATCCTTTGTTTTCTGGCAACGCCGTTGGCCTAGACACTACATAGTGGGAACTTTGATCAAGGGCAATTCGGATTGGTCCATTTTCCCCATCATCAGGCCAATGAGATCCGCATGAATAGCATTCGTAATATGTCTCATTGATGATTTCATTTTCGTCATAAGAACCATCAGCCAATTTGACTTTGCTTTCATCGCCTCGCTTGAATCCGCAATCGCGTCTATCGGCAGCGCGAAGCCGGTTGGTAAGGTTTTCGACAGTCTCATCCGATCCTTTGGGAACAACAGCAACAAAATCGTCAGGTCGAATTCGATGCCATCCTTTCCAGTTCCACAATTGCGCCGTGTTGCAATATGGGCAATTGACATGAAGTTCGGCTTCGTTGGTGTCATTATAGTGGCGATCAAAATCAAACCCTTCCTCGCCCCCTTGGGACTCAATGATGATCTTTTTATCATGAGGGTATTGAGTCGTTCTTGCTATTGCTTGGTCAATCATGCCGCTAGCGCCGGTAACAAAAGCGTCTCGGATGCCTACAAAGCAAAGATTGACGTCTTGCGTATTTGAAAGGTTGGCGGGGCGAAGTCGAAGGGTTTTGTCGGGAAATTTGATTGACCCCATCGTTAGATCCCATCTGCCAAGGATCGTCTTTTTCTTTTCGATCATTGACGGAATGCCCCACAGATAGCTCATGATTCGAGTGGTCGCCTGATCGTCGGTCATGTCTTGAGATCCAAAATAGATGGTGCAATCGCCAACGCCGTGGGGGCAATAATAGCCAATGGCCATTTCCACTACAAAGCTCTTCATTGTCTTAACGCCAGCTTTGATGACTACCTTGCGGACATTTTTATCTTCAATAGCAGCAATGATGGGCTTGAGGTAGCAAGCAGTCTCAATGTCAAATGGCAACCCGTTGTTGGCATAACCTTTGCCCATTGGCGCAGTTTTGCAATTGTCCAGAATGCCGCCGCGGAATTTTCGACGAGCAAGACCTTTAAATCTGGATTCTAGGATGATGTCTTGTGCGGTCATTATTCCTTATCTGATTTTAGCTGCTTTACCATCTCCCTGTAAGAATCTTCATATTCCGACTTTATCTTGTCATTTGCTTTTGCAAACTCATCTTCCAGCCTTGAATCCAATTCCGAAAGCAAATCAGATGAAATGCCGCAAGCCATGCCTTGAATTTGAACAATCTTTCGCAATCCATCCCGATCTTCAATCAATCGATCCATCTTGCCGGCATCCTGCATTGACAGCCCAAGAACACAGGCTTTAACCTGATCAATGGCAATATATTTCCCTTGTTCTCGATCTCGCTTCCATCGGTCATGCCGAATCTCTTCAATTCGATTTTTATCTTCTTCTTGAGCTAGTTCCGATGAAAGCAACATGTCTGATCGATGCTTTTTATTGGCATCCATCAAATGATCTTTATACCAAGGAATGAAATGGACGGCTTTGTATTGATGCGACTCTGGACACGGCACCGGAAACGGTGGGGCATCCTTGGGCAATCTAAGTCCCGCCTTCCAAGCCCTTACAGTCCCTGGGCGAACATCCACATTGAAATACACCGCAATCGCTCGTGCAACCTCAGCCATTGAATTGCAATCCGGCGGCAAAGGTTTATTAAGGTCGCCGGTGCCGTCCCCGTGGATAACTCCTGCTTGCAACAGATCTTCTTTGGGAATCCCGCTAGCTAGCAACTCTTCTCCGCCATATTTAAGAAAGAATTCCCGGCTCCTTCCTTCTTTCCAAAACTGAAGAATGGATGCCTGCCTGCTTGTTTTGAGAGCCTCTTCGGACTTTGTTGTGTGATGTGATGAGTTCTCCATTTTTAACATCAGAAAATGTTTCCGGTTAATTCGCTCCAAAGGTCATCCAAAACCTTTTTAACAGGGGCAATCTGAATTCTGGTTCTTTCTTTGCGATTTTCAGGCCAACTTGAAATCGGTCCAAAATTGGGATTTTCAGCCAAGTTTTTAAATGATGTGTTGAGCCTTTTTATATAGGCTGAGGAAGCATCAAAGATGTTGTTGTAATGATTAACGTCCCGCGGCACCCCATGAGATGTTTCTTGATCCAACTCAAACCCGCCGGCAATGAACAACTCTTGACGATAGCTTGATGCAATTTGTTGATCGGTGATTGGTTCTGGATACTTCAGCGCCATGCGAACGCACATCTGAAGCTGATCAAGGCCGATCTGATGGCCAAATTGATCAATGAACATTCCTTCAAATTGTCGCCAAAAGTCGATGGTAATTTTCTTGCCGGGAAGTTGTTCTTGAAATTCCAAAACAAGCAAACCGATCTCCCTGGCATCATTGCACAAGTGAACTGTCTTAGCTCCCCAGCTTTCAATGCTTTTGCGAAAGGTTCCAATCCGAGTGCAGATGGATTTTACCACCACTCGCTTTACCTCTTGATCCATTTCATATCTTCTAGCAATCCGTTGATCGCTTTCAGGAAGATCTTCGTTATTGTTGTTTGTTGTTTTCATAAAACTTCTTTCGCACTTCGCTCATTTTCTTTCTGGACTTGTCGTTTCGTTGATCGGCTCTTGGAGGCAGATTAAATTGTGCCTGAACCGTCTCGGCCATTTTGGTCAAAGCGTATTTTGAAAGCCCGTATTGCCTTGCCCAATGGGCAGGATATTCATGATTGAGGACTTCATCCAGTGCGGGATCCCCGAGGCTCCAAAACAGAACACGAACAAAACATGAAATGTTGTCTTTGCGGCCCACCAACATCCTGGCAATCTTTTCAATTGAAACGGATTTGTGAATGACAAGATTCTTCAGATCCATTGGGCGAGTGTCGCAATGAGATATGTTCTCATCAGCCCATGCAAGGATCTCCATTGCCAACGAATCATTAATGCAAAGATCGACGCAGAGCTTGTTTATCAGCTCTTCGCCGGCGCGATCCGTTGGAACCAATTGACCATCAGCATAAGCTGATTGTTCATCATTCATATATTAAAAATCTCAATAACTACCCTTTCTTTTTCGCTTTTGCCAATTTTCTTTTGCTTCGCCTCAATGCTGACCTGGTCTGGAGCATCATTCGGTATGATTCCAGCGTATCGGCATAAATCGACGTAGTATTTTTCACAGATATTGTCTTCGTCGAGGAGTCGATGCCTGAAAGCCGTAACGCAAACAAGAAATCTTTGGCAAGCTGGTCTTTCATCTTTTTTCTTTGCCAATGGCCGAACCCCAAGACTTGGTTCCAGCTTATCAATCGGCCCGGCATCTCCATCCGAAAGATTAACTTTGAGGAAGGATTTGCTGAATCTTGGAAAAATGCGTTTGAGTTCATCGGCATTCATTTTTTAGATGAAGGGTTTCTTAATGCTTGTTCCAATCGTTTTTTAATTTTCCAAATTGCCATGCGTTCAGTATATGAAATTGCTTGAACACTGACACCAAATTTATCTGCAACTTCTTTTAAACTCATCAATTTGGGAAGGCATTTTACAATTTCCCCCATTTCTTTCATTCGGCTGTTTCGGCGCTCATTCATTATAAATCCTTTATCTCAATCCCTTTCACCTTTGCCAACGCCGTAACTCGTTTCCGCCATGTGGCGTGATACAACAATTTATAGTTTCCAGCTATTGGACGCAAAAGTTCTGCATACTCTGCGGATTCAATTTCATTTAG